TACGCACCAAAGAGTGCTACGAATCCGATCATTGCCCAACGTCCGTTGGTTTTCTCAGCATTCTTAGCATAACCTTCGTAAGATGAATTCTCATCAATCCAAGGTTGTGGCTCAGCAGAAAACATATTTTGTCTCCCACCTGATTCTGTAGTTGTATACTTGTCAACTGTTGATGATGTCATGTTTGTTACGTTATGTTAAGTAATGTGTCATAACTATATAGCAAACCTTAAGACAAGTCAACCCCTAGTTTAGGGGGGTTACCCCTAATCAGACATCCTTATCAATATCATCAGGGAATGTAATTACATCAGATCCCAGTCCAGCAATGGCATCTGTGTTAAAAGTGACCGTACCATTAGCCATCTCACTTGTGTCAATCTTGATGTCCTCACCATTAAATGTAAGTGTGTCACCCAGTGTCGTATCTGGCACAAAACTGATACCAGTTGTAACATTTTCTGTAACATTTGCCTTAGCAACAGCCTTAATACCTTTGTATGCACATACTAGGTTGTCTAAATCTCTATCGCTTACACCTGATTCTATTGCAGTAGTAAGTGCTACTTGTACTGCTGTTACAGCAGTGTCTAATGTTCTATGTAATCCGCAAGTCATTTTGTTCTCCGTAATGTGTGTAGGTGGTCGATGATTTCGTCTCTGATCCACATCAGTTCATTGTAGCACTTTTGATTGTGAGCACAAGAGCGTAGTGAATCATCAGGTTTATGGACAGACTCAACCATAATGTCGAGTGCTCTATTCCATAATTCATCTTGAGTTTCTTTAGGGATTGCCCCTTGATCTTTCATAGGTAAATCAGATATATGATAACCAACCTGTAATAATCTTCTTTTCAGTAGTATTACTGACTCTTCCACGATGGAAGTGAGTCCAATCAGCAGGCCATATAACAGTATAACCTTTTTTTGCTGGTACGTAAAGGTCTTGGTGAAACCATTCAGTACCACCATCAGGAACGTCATTAAGATATGTCATAAAGACTAGGTGTCTATAGACAGAGCCAGGTAAAGAATTAATTCTCTCCGTGTGCCACTTCTTAAATCCTCCTCCCTTTGGATACCATTGCATGCTTAAGGGTTCTACTATCTTAAACTTAGATGTATTACAGAAGGGAAACTGATTGATGTAATCATTCAGGACATCCTGTAAGGCACCCAAGTAGTTCTGTATGTGTGGCATTGCTACCTGTGGAGGTATTATACAATCCATCGACTCTTTATACTCAGTGTCAATTGCTATCTCTCCTTCAGCATACACTTGACCTGGTTGTACATTTAAAAACTTTTGATTCTCCCAGAATTCTAGGAGACCATCAACAATTTGATCTTCTATCTGTCTACCCCACACAAAATTAGTACTCTTGGTGCAGTGTCTATCATGGTAGACTGTTATCTCTTCTGGTATACTCATTCTGATTTGCCTGGATGCATCACCCTGACAATAGGATCTCCATCCCACATCTTATACTTAACGTAATCTACATGACCTCTTAAGTTATAGGATACTATAGTCCTTCTCTTCTCTGATCTATTTACAGGTGCTTCATGCATCACAGTTGATGGGAAGAGTACCATATCTCCTTCATTTACAGGTGGTTGGAATGTATCAAGGTTACCATTCCAAGGATTTTTAAATGGTGAATAGAATTGTGTAGGCTCATGCACCATCGGATCAAACTCAACATACATTACACATGACCAACCACTATGTCCATGAGTATGTACCTGATGTTGCACATTCTTATAATATTTTTGGTACCACATGTCAGTAAACTCTACTCGTCTTTCCTCACTGAAGTCTGATAAGTATGGAGTGATAACACCTAGTACTGTATGAAAATAACTAGGTAGTACTTCATTACCTGCTTTTGAATTGATAAAGAAGTCAGTGTACAGTCCATTGTCTTGAGGATCCTGCTGTGACTCATCCTCTGGAGGTAGTGCATCAAGGATCTTCTTTTTATTCTCAGCCCAATTCGCTATAGGATAATGCACTATAGGAATGGTAAACATTGGATGTATATTACCTAACGTCATTTGTAATTCTTAATAAACCACTCTGCATCTACGACAACAAGAGCCTTCTTCCTATTCTTCTTCATGAATAGGATAGGCTCGTGGTCTCCTGAGTTAGCACATGCCTGATCGTATGCATCATACACGTTTAACTTCTGTTGATTCTTACATTCTATACTAAAAGGAAACTTTTGTCTAGCATCACGAGCCATAATCAAGTCTTCTCCACCCGCCCCCATACTCCTCGACTCTATGTCCTCTGGATGAATATTCCTCTGCTCTATCAGTTGGTCTCGCACCCACTGCTGAAAGAGTCTTCCCTTCGCTTTTGCTGACTGTGGTTTCATAATGATCTATAACGTCTGGTAACAGTCCATACTCCATCAATTGAATGCGTCTAGTCAGAGTGTCCACAGTATCATCAGGTAATATATCTACCTTACTCTGTGCTATTATATCTCCACCATCCAACTCTTCATTCACATAGTGTACAGTACATCCTGTTATGGTATCACCACTATCTAGGGCTTGTTCAACAGCGTGTAATCCTTTATACTTTGGTAGTAGTGATGGATGCACATTAATAATGGGGCAGTGAAAATCTAAAGGTTTCTTTAGTATTCTCATGTACCCCGCTAAGACTATTAGATCTACTCTCCATGACTTGAAGAGTGCGATCATCTCGTCTTCATGTGTATGCTTTACTCTTACGTGTGGAATCCCATATTTTTCTGCTCTTTTTGCTGCTCCACACTCTTTCTTGTCATGTATCATAAGCACTACCTCGTGCTTGTTACATGTTACTAATATGTTTTCAAAGTTGGTGCCCTTTCCAGAGCACATAACGCCAATGCGTTTACGACAAGAGGAAGTCTTTATCATAATTTGGTTTACCCAAAGTTTTATATTCAAGTTGTTCCTTAAGGAAGACTATTTCTGCCTTCATTTCTTTTGCTTCTGCTTCTAGTTCCTCGATGTGATCTTGGTAGACTGTTAACATGTGCTCCAGTGATTCGTTTTTAAGTTCGCAATCCCAATCCATAGTGGATGCTTTTTTGTATTTATTCTATCGGATACTTAGGTTCGGGATCGTTAATACTATGACTAAACTTCTTTACATCAAAGTATGATGGTCCAGGTTGCTTAGGGTCATCGTATGCCATCCGTAACTTGCGTTGATATTCACGCTCATCAAGCACCTCATTGATTAGTATCTTAAACTCATTAACATAAGCTTCGGATAGCAACCTTCTAGGTGTGACTATCATAGGCTTGTGCTGCTGAGATGTCAAGGGTGTCTTATCATTTGGGTCACGGTCTAGTGACATACCCTGTGTATCAATCTTCATAATAGAACATAAAAAATAGGGACCGAAGTCCCTACTATTTATTTAGTTGTTAAACAGCAGATAACTGCTTAACTGTCTTTACTCCTCTGTATGTGAGGCGTACTTCCTTCTTGTTAGAAGGGGTTACTCTGTCAGTGTCATACTCGACACCACGGTAAGTTACTTTTGCCATTGGATTTTCCTCTGGATAGGGTGGATTAGACCCCGTTCCTTCAGTCGTCTTTTGCGTCCCAATTGCATTCTAAATCTAATGCTTCCGTGAAATGTATCTGATACATCTCCACTACCTCTTGCTTATGCATAGAACCAATAGTCCTATTCATGTTGACCCGATTTATCATCTCTGATACATCAGTGCAAGTCATTACAGCAGTAGCAATTAAAAATTCCATTAGGATGAACGATGTCCGTTCCGAGTCGGCTTACTTGCGTCCCTTTTGGGATGAACGTATAGGTATGTTAGCATACCTACACCTATTTAGCAAGTTTTTTTGTTATTCTTGTTACACTTTTTAATCTGACCACTCTTCAAGTGATCCAACCGCTTCTCTCCTATCAGATTGTGGGGTTTCCTCTTCAACTCCCTCTTCAGGGAACGCAGGAAAGATAAGTGGTCCTTGATACCAGTTCTCTGGTCTCTCAGCGAGCCAATCGCTTTCTCCTGACTTGTTTTTCTTGTCATTCAATTTTCTATTCCATCTATCCCTAACCCTTCGCCATAGGTTAGAGCTTAAATCCACTAAAGGTATCAGATTCGACATCTTGTTTAATCCCTCCAACGATATAAGACTCAATCTCAGTTTCTTGAGGAGCATTTTGTTGACCTTTACTATTTAGCCAGTGCTGTGTCCAAGGTAACGGATTAGTCTTGGCTGGTATATCGTAGATAGGATTAATACCTATTGCTTTCATTCTTCTATTAGCAATCCACTCAACATATTGTGAGAGTAATTTCTCATTAAGACCTATCATTGGACCTTGAGAGAATAGGTAGTTAGCCCAGTCCTTCTCTTCTTCCACTGCTGCCTTAAACATACTGATAACATTCTCTTTCTCTTCTTCATGAATCTCCTGCATCACAGGATCATCACCCTTCCTCCACTTGTATATTATTTTTTGAGTAAGTGCAAGGTGCTGTGACTCATCTCTCGCTATGAGTGAGATGATCTTAGCACTACCTTCCATGAGTTTTAACTCACCAAAAGCAAAGGAGCAAGCAAAGGAGACATAGAAACGTATGCCTTCGAGGATGTTAACATTTAAAATTGCTCTGTATAGTTGACGCTTAAGATCTTTAATTGTCCACTGGTGTGATGGTGATGACCTAGAGTCCTTAGCCCATAGGTTACCACTAGCATACTGACCAGCATACTCAATGAAATCATTGTAAGCTTTGGTCACGGACTCTGCCCGTGCCATGATCTTAGTATCATCTAGTACTGCATCGAATACTTCAGATGGATTAGCGTATACGTTTTTTATTATATGAGTGTAG